TCTTCGCACCACACAGCCCCGAACATCAGGACAAATAAAACTATAAAAAATGCTCTTTTCATACGCATTATTTTAATTCACTTTTTCCTTTTTCATACCATACAAATATTTTTAAATATCTATACAGAAAACGTATTCACTTTTAACTAACGAGTGTTAGTTTTACTAATAAAGTATGGATTTCAATTTTTCTGTTGATATTAACAAACTCAGACAAAAACAGAGAGCAAGAGCAAAGCTCGGACAGAGTATGCAAGCGACAATAAACGGCGCTCTTGGGGAACGTATGCCACAACAGCCGCAGGGAATACCAGCTCAGCCACAGACACAGAATCAAAACGGATGGGGAACTGCAAATGCTTAAAGTAAAATCAAATGAAGATATTCAAAACGCAATCTATGGCTTAAAAAGCCTTAATTCTAACAGACTTGGAAAATATCACAGAAACTACAGGCGCTATAATTACACACCTTATGCTACCTTGACAAACATAAGAAATCCTTCTGTAGTTGGCTTTTATGAAGATAATAACGAAGTAGAAAGCGACACAACACCTACTCCGCAAGTAAACGTTATTAAAAGTTGTATTGATACACTCACAAGCAAGATCGCACAAAGTAAAGTTAGACCATTTTTTAATACACAGAATGGAACTTTTAAAGATATTCAGATTGTAAAGCAGGCACAAGCTTTTTTTGATTTGTATTATGACTTTCAGGATGTAAACAGAAAAATTTCTGAATGTTTCCGCAATGCTTGTATTTTTGATACGGGGGTTATTTATATAAATCCGGAAACAAAGGAAATTATAAACGCACTTCCTTTCCAGGTATTTGTCAGACCTGCAGAAAAGACATACGGAAAAATTACAAGGGTTTTTTATGAACAGGTTGATTATCCTACAAGTCTTTTGCCATCTGACATTAAAGCAGATGAAAACCTTGATTATGTAAAATACGGTGTTTATTACGATACTTTTAATCATATTGTTGCTTGGACTGTAGATGATAAAGTTGTAAAGCAGGACCATTACGAAGCAGATGTAATTCCTTTCTGTTTCTTAAACTATGTTGCTCCAATTGTTGGTAACTCGTCTCAGTCTGTTGTAGATATGCTTGATTCTATTCAGCTTGAAATTAATTCTTTGATGCAGAAAGTTAAAGACGCTTCACAGCTGAATCCGGCTAATACTTACTTCCTGCCGCAGGATTCAAGCATTAAGGCAACACAGATTAATAACAGAGTTGGTAATTTAATTACATACAAAGCAACACCTAATATGACCGGTTCTCCTGTTACTGTTGCAACACCACCTTTTATTGATGCGCAGTATATGGCAACAGTTGAACAGCTGAAACAAACTGCTTATGAAATGGTTGGTATTTCTCAGCTTTCTGCAATGAGTACAAAACCTACTGGACTTGATAGCGGTGTTGCACTTTCCACAATGGAAAATATTGAATCTGACAGATTTGAAATGCAGTTGAATCAAGTTGTCAGAATGTATGTAAATATTGCAAAAACTTGTATTGAAGTTTTCCCTGCTGATGAAGATATTCTTCCTGAAACAAGCAACAGAATTTCTGTTGAATGGGCTGACATTGTAGCAGAATCAAAGAAAATGGTTGTTCAGTTTTCAGCAGCCGATTCACTTTCTAAAGACCCATCAACAAAACTACAGCAGTTACAGGCTCTTGCAATGGCGGGAATTATTCCAAAGACACGCATTGCGCAGTTTATGGAATTGCCGGACATTCAAAGCGGATACTCACTTTCTAATAACGCTATTAATGCAGTTTTGAAAACTATTACGAATTGCATTGAAAAGAACGAAATGGAAGTTGATGATTTCCTTCCTTTCCCAATGCTCAAAGAAGAAATTATTAATACTTTGCTTTCACTTCTTTCTGCATCAAGTGAAGAAAACGACAATCTTGAAGATATGAAGAAGCTCAAAAAGCTATATGAGAATGTTGAAATAAAAGAAGCTGAATGGCAGGCAGACAACACAACAGAACAGCTTGCAAATGCTCAGGACACAGCACAAGCAGAAGGCGAGATTCCGCAGACTGAAAATGTTTTAACACAAGAAGCAAATATGACGCAAGTTGATCCAAACGAAGCCCCTGTTCCTTCGGGAGATATGGCTGGCGCAGATATGGATATGGAAACGGCACAAGGACAAGAGTTACAAGGCTCTTGGAATAATGCTCAATAAATTGGCACTAAAAAAACTTAATATAAAGGAGTTGTAAAAGTGGGTGAAAACGAACTGAACGAGATTCTAGGCTCATTCAAAGATGCAATTGATTTGCTTTTGAGTAAAGTTGAATCTCTGGAAGAGCGCCTTGAAGGTTGTAACGCTGACGTTAAAAAACTTTCAGAAACACTTTATGACGAAGTTTTAGCACCGGCTCAGTCTTACCTTGAAAACGAGGCAAAGGAAGAACGGTTCGGAGACTTCAAAGAAAAGTATGGCGCACAGTACGAGCCATTTAACAAGTCTCTTGGAGCAATTACGGGTGATGCAGATTATGACGCAACACGCAGAGCCTTTGACGAGTTTGATTCTATGCCAGAGCCGAAAGACGCTGATGCATATGTTGAAGAATCTGTCAAAGGACTTGCAGACCAGATTGCCGAAGTAAAAGAGGCTTTTGGATTGGCTCAGGATTCCGAAGTAACTTTGAAACCGGAAGCAGACGGAACACAAACTGTTGAATCTGACGGAGAAGAAGTTGCAAAAATTGACGAAAACGGAAACGTTGAAGAAGTCGCAGACAAGGCCGCTGAATCTGATGAAAACAAAGATGAAGCACCTGGAAAGCAGGAAGAATTGAACTTTGATGAAGATGAAGAATCTGACGAAGAAAAGTCGGATGAATCTCCAGAAGATGTAGAAAAGTACGAAAAAGAGCTTCTTCAAGCTCTTAAATAAACAATAGGAGTTTTAAAATATGGCTATTTCTAGCACTACAGCAATTTTGAAATTGCTTAAAACTTACTACAAGAAAGAAGGTGTTCAGAATCTTCTTTTCAGAAACTCTCCACTTTTGAAGAAAATTGCAAAAGACAGAGTTGAAGGTAAGACACAGAACTTTGCCGCTATGTATGGTCGTGGTGGCGCTTGTACTGGAGATTTCACAGCTGCAAAGGCTTTGGCATCTACAGTTTCACAGAATGTTGAGTTTGAAGTACAGCCAGGACAGTTGTTCTCTGTTTATTCAATGAACGCAAAAGAAGCCCTTGCCGCACGCACAAACGCTGGCGGATATATGAAAGTAGGAGCTGCAAAGATGTTTGCCGCATCTGAAAGCCTCCGTAAAACTTTGGCTGCCGCTTTGTACGGTTCGGGATATGGTGAACTTTGCGCAGCTCCAACAACAGCAATGACTGCTAACACAGCCGTTGATATTACTTTGCCAGAAGATGCAATCATGAAGATTGACGTAGGTTCAAAACTCGTAATCAAAGCAACAAAGGCAACGGCTGAAAGTTCAGCAACAAACGTTCTTACTGTAAACACAATCAACGGAACTACAGTAAACGTAACACCTGAAAGCACAGCAACAGCTTCAAGCGGTTATGTACTCTGCCTTGCAGGTTCAACAAACGGAACAAGCCCACTTCTTCCAGTTGGACTTGATGGATGGCTCCCTGTAACAAAGAAACGTTCTGGCGCAGGTTGGAATTCATACATTGGAACTTCTTTCTTTGGTGTAGATCGTTCTGTTTGTGCAGACCGTCTTGCAGGTGCATTCTATGACGCTACAGGCGCAAGCTCTGCCGCAACACAGAAAAAATCATATGCAGTTATGCAGTTGATTAAGAAGCTCCGCCGTCAGGGTTCTCAGTGTGATTTAATCGTTATGAACGATTCAGATTTTATGGATTTCTCTAACGAAATTGAAACAACAAATACTTACTTCACACAGACTTCTACAAAAGAATCAAAGAAAGCATCTATTGGATTCTCAGATGTTTCTGCTAGTTTCTCAACAAACTACATTGAAAACATTATTGATGATCCATACTGCGTAGCAGGTCGCTTCTATATTCTCTCAAGTGAAGCTGTAGCATTCTGGGCATACACAAATACAGATAAAGTTTCTGACGGAATCGAAGGAAACAACGCTGGAAAGGTAGACCCTATTAATGGTGAAGAAGATAAATCTACAGACCCTATGCAGCTTTTGGCTGATGATTTGTTCAGTGTAACCGGCGGAAACGATACATTTGAAGGTCCTGCAACACTTGTAACATTGAATCTCTTTGGTTCATTCGTAGTAACAAACCCATCGGTTTGCGGTGTTGGCGAGTTCTACGGTTCAACAGACTTTGCGGCTGCTTAATTAAAAAGGCAGTTTGAAACAAATAAAAGGGCGGTTGAAATATACTGCCCTTTTTTTATAGGAGTTTTGAAATATGGTTGTAAAACAGTTCAAAAGTGATAGAAGTGGCAGAGTTACCGAAATAGAGCTTGTAAGTGGTGAAGTATTGAATGACCCGGCAATTATTGTGAAAAACGTTGCTTCAGTTAATTCTGATACTCCGGCGGGAGCAGTTGCAAGCGGAACTAAGGTTACATTGTCTTGTGCTACAGAAGGCGCAGTTATTTTCTACACTACAGACGGCTCAGACCCAGATATGGAATCTAGCCGATATTCAAGCAAAATTACAATTTCAGCAGATAAGACAATTAAAGCTGTTGCATATAAAGACGGATGTCTTGCCGCACCTGTTGAAACGTTTGAATATACAATTGCATCTTAATTTTACTAAGAATTTAAGGAGTAAAAATCTATGAGTGATAAAACTTTTAAGATCGTAACCGGAATTGTCGGATTGGTTGAAACAGTTGCTATTGGAATTGTTTCTATGATTCAGCCAGAAAATATGCTTGCTATCAATGGTTCGATTACTGTAATAGGAACTGCAATTATCGAAGCGTGCAACATCTGGAAGAAAGCTGACGAAAAAAAAATTGAAAAAAAATAAACAGCTTTAATCTCTTTCTTTCCTGTTTATTCCCACCTTTTAAGGTGGGTTTTTTGTTTAACGTACTAATAATGTATGACACAAGCACAGAAAGAGAAAAACGAATTTAGAAAAAGCAGACTTTGGCGGGAGTTCAGGCACGAAATGGAAGGGCGTTCGCTTGGAATAGATGCGCTGACTTGTAAGCCATTACATAGCGGATGGAATCTGCATCATAAAGATTTAAGGCACGAACATTACAAAGATTTAAGCCCCGAAAACTTCTGCTGTCTTAATTCAAAATCTCACGAAACAATACATTTTTTATATCCGTACTACAAAAAAGACAAGTTCATTTTAGAACGCTTGAAAAAGATTCTTGATGAAATGGAGGCGCTTGAAAATGACAGTAAAAGACTTTAACGAAATGCAAAAGCCTTCCAGTTGCGATGTAGTAGCAAAAGACACAGACCTTATTTTTGAAATTGGCGGCTATGTTTTTTTAGTTCAGCGTACAAAAGATTTTAACAATGTAATTATGTTTTATTCAGAAAAGCCCACAGTCAGCGTAATTAAAGCGCTTGGAGCCTTCCGGAAATACTGTATTTTACACGATGTAATTTATTTGCGCTTAGAAATGAGCAAAGAAAGAAAACTATACAAAGTGTTCCGCTATTGGCAGAAACACAACAACGACACCAGCGATTTAAACATAGTTTTTTCATGGGATGAATCGCTTAATAATGCTGCCTATGTATTTTATGTGAGGTTGATATAGACTAGATACGGATTACTAATATAGTGTAATGCAAGCAGCTTCGTTGAAGAACTTGCACTATAGTCTGCCGTTGGCAGATTAACCAATTATGTAGTAGTAAGTCTAAATTGGTAAAAATTAGGATAAGCCCTGTAGGATTTTTTCACTTTATTTGCCTACAGGGTTTATTTTTTTAACAGAACTGCGCTATAAGTTGTCCTATTAATTCACTAACAGAAATATTATATTTCTCTGCCATAGCTTTTGCTTTTGCTTGTACACTTGGCGATAACATAACACAAAATCTTTCTTTTGTTTCTTTAGATTTACCAACAGGAATAAATTCTTTTTTCATTTTATACCACCTATATATATAAGATTATATGTTATTAGTATTATTGCAATTATATACTTTTAAGTATTCTGTCTACCAAAAAATACCTAAAAAATGAGTAAAAGAAAGGGTAAAATGTATAGTAGAATGCATATATGCATTTTAGAAGTAAAATGCATATATGCATATTAGAGGTAAAGTGCATATAATGCATTTTACTTAATATGCATTCAAAAAGTTAGTCTGTCGGTTATATAGAAGAAAGTTGAAAAAATGTGTTTTTTTGTGTTAAAAATGCGTAAAAATTGCGTTAAAAATTGCGTTTTTTTTAAAATGCATACTATATATATATTATTATATTATATTATATTATATTATTAGATATAGTATGCAAAATTGATTTAGTTGCTTTCCTGACGTAAGTCTGAACAGAGAAAATCAGATACAATGCGCTGAACTTCTGCTGGAAGTCCTGAACTTTGGGTATTGCTGAAATTGTCTGTATATTCCACTTCATAAAACTTGTCTTTGTATTTTGCCTTCACTCCGAAGTCATCAGAAATATAAACTGTAATTTTTTTACGGTAAGACCCGGCGAGAGATGGCACAAAAAAATAATCGTCATACAAAGTGAAGTAGCCTTCCTTATCGCAGTAGCGTGGGATTTTGACAGCAAGAAGTTCTGAAAGGTCTAATCTTGTCTGCCTGAAACAATTGGCGTGATTTTGGGAAGGAATGGCATAAAGGGAATTGTAGAACGGGATAAACACATCACGAAGATAGATGTTTGCGGAGTGTGGCGTTCTGATTCCCAGCCTTCTGAAAAGGAAAGGTAATTGTCCCTGTAAGGTTTCCCAGAGCCTTTCAATTCTGCCTTTTGCCTGCGGAGAAAGTGCAAGGATCACATTTATATTTAATTTATTACAGATGTCGATAAAGTGTGTTTTTTCGTTGTGGCTATAAAAAAGACGTTCGCTTTCTGTTCCAAAATCTTTGCGTGGATTACGCACGAAGGAGCTGTGTCTGTCTACATAAAAGTTCAGCGGCACACCGTCTTTTTTGAACATCTCTTTTAGAACTCCGTTATAGCCTTGCCGACATTCATTTTTAGTCATATACAGTGCAAGTATTTTATGCGTGGAATCATCAACAGCGCCTGAAAGGGTGAAATATTCGGGTGTCATAAACCATTGATGTTTTGATGCATCCATCTGTACAAGTTCGCCTTCTGCCATTCGTTCCGGTCTTATACCAAAAGTCTTTGTGTTTCTTTTGTAGGTCTTTGGAGATTTAATTTTATTACGCTGAAAGATTCGCAATACTGCTGCATAAGATAAATTAATATTTTCTGCAAGCAACAGATTTTTTTGAAACGCAGAGAAGTTTTCGCCAGAATAAAAGTTGTTATAAAGATTTATAATTGCTTTCTCAGCTTCTTTTGTGATTTTGCGGTTATGAGCAACATGATCGCACTGGCGTATAAAGGCATTATTCCCGATTTTTAAGTATCGGTGTTTTAGCATAAATACGCCTTGAACGGACATATTCAATGTTTTAGCGGCTTTTCGTATTGATAAGCGCCCGGAAGCTACAAGAGGAATTACAAGCATTTTGCGCTTTTGCTTTCTTTCGTATTGTGTCATAATCTATTTGTCGGAAAAAAAAGTATTACACTTTAATAAACTTCTTGACAATCTTACAAAATACCATTACAGTTAACACTGTAAACGGCGTGAATGTTTACAGTATCTAAAAGTTGGAATTTATTCGGGCAACCGATTAAATATAAAACCCGGTCTGATGTTCACGCCATTAGACCGGGTTATTTTTTTTAAATTCGTGTGGATGGAGAAATGGGAACCAAGAATCTAAAAAATCAAATTAAGTATTGCTTTGCAATGAAATCATTTTGCGAAAAACGTAAAGACTGGCTTTTGGCTCAGTTTTACAACAATGCACAAAAAGGCTTTGAAAAGAGGTTAAAGCGTGAATCTACTGGAAAGAATTAAAGAACTGGATAAAGAGTTTGATAAGCTCGTAGACATTGAAAAAGAAAAAGCTGCAAAGGCTTTTATTGCAAGGCGTGGGGAATGTCCGAAAGTTCGCAAAAATGCGCCGGACTGGTGTTGGGATAAAGCTAACGAAGAATATTTGAAGTGGGAAATTGATTATGACTACGAAATGCACCAGGCAAGAATGGCTGTATGGGATACGCCGCTTGGAGAAGAACTTTTAAGGCTTCGTTCACTTTGGGAAAAAAGAGGTGTTCCTGAAAAAGTTGAACAGTATCAAGAAGGAATTATTGAAAGGACAGTTTTTTCTGATGGTTCAATGACTGAAAGATGGGATAAAGAAAGCGATAAAGAAAACTTTAATTATTTTTACAGATAAGCCAGAGGAGGTAAAAAGATGGCAGTTATTTGTATTATTTATGGGCAAAGCGGAACGGGGAAAAGTTCTTCTATGCGTAATTTCAAAAAAGGTGAAGTATCTGTTGTGAACGTCACAAACAAGCCGCTTCCCTTCCGGGCTGATTTTGCAGTAGCAACAAGCAAGAACTATGAGCAGATTACACAAGCTCTAAAAAAATCAGAATCAAAATCTATCATCATAGACGATAGCACATACTTACTTGTAGATGAGTATATGCGCAAAAGTGCGGAAAAAGGTTTTGACAAGTTTGTGCAGCTTGCTAATAACTTTTATAACTTGCTGAACTTCTGTACCAACGAATTAGACAATGACAAGATTGTGTATTTTATCGGGCAGTCTGAAGTTCACGAAGATGGCAGAGAGCATTTCCGTACTGTTGGAAAAATGCTTGATTCGATGGTCTGCATCGAAGGGCTTTCAACAATTGTTTTGAAGTCTGTCGTAAAAGATGGGCGCTATTGTTTTTCCACAAAAAACAACGGCTTTGACACTGTAAAAACACCTTTAGGAATGTTCAGCGCAGAAGAAGAATTTATTGACAATGACTTAAAAGCTGTTGATTCAAGAATCAGACAATTCTGGAATATGTCTAAAAATGATATTCCGGCAAATAAAATACAAAAAGCAAAGGAGTAGTATATGGCTTTTGGAAACGGTTTTAAACACGAAGATTCAAGACGTGGGCTTGATTGCGGAGTTTATGAAAATGCAGTTATTACAAGCTGCGAAATTAAAAAAGGTTCTTTCGGTGATTACATTCAGGGAACTGTTTCTGTAGATGGCGATAAGGACATTTACCCAAACATCTTTTTATTAAACGATTCGCCAACTCAAGGCTATGGACAGCTTAGCAAAGAGGATGCTTTGAAGATTTGGAATCAACAAATGACAAAAGTTTTTGCATCGTTTGGCATTCCAGAAGGAAACTTTGATGTAAAGACCTGGATAGGTAAAAAAGGAACAATAACAGTTCGTAATCAGAAAAAGAAACCTGAATACAAAGAAATCGTTCTTTTCAAAACAAAGTTTGAAGCAAAAGCAGAAGAAAAAGCAAAGTCTGACGGTGATCTTGCTGCAGAGCGAGACGCACTTGAAGATAAAAACTTTGATATTTTCTAAACACAAGGCCGCACTACTCTTTTCAGATGGTGCGGCTTTTTAGGCGAGACAGAAATGAATATAAAAACAGAATGGCTTGATTTTCTTGACGTACTTTCTAAAGGTGATTCACTGATTTTTAAAAAATATCTTGATGCACTTTTAGACTACGCAAACGGAAACAATTCTGCACTTTCTGAATTAAGCGAAAAAGAAAAAAACGTATTACTTGTTATCGGTGAGCCAATGCGGACAAATGCAAAGAAATCCGCCGGAGCTTTGAAACGATGGCAGAACAAAAAAGAAAAGGCAGAAAAACCAAAGCCAAAGGCAAAAAAAGAAAAGTTTGTAAAACCGACTTTGCAAGAAGTACAGGATTTTATAAAAACACAAAATATAACAAACGTAGATGCAGAAGTATTCTGCAATTACTACGAATCAAATGGTTGGCGAATTGGAAGGAACGCTATGAAAAATTGGCAGATGGCGGTTAAGGGATGGGCAACAAGAAACGCCAAAACAGGACAACAACAGAGCCAGGCACTGAAAGGCAATAAGAACAATTACACTTTGTAATTGATGGGTAGGAGGAAAGAAAAATGGAGGCTGTTGAGTTTGCACCGATGGAGCAGGAAAAATTAAATAAACTGTTCCCGATAAAAACGATAAAAACTAACTGTAAAAAATGCGGCAAAGAGTTTGAAGCGGTTTATTTCAGCGCAGTTTTCAAAAACACTGTTGCTCAGCTTTATTGCGATGAATGTGTTGAACAGTATGACGAAGCAGAAAGACGTAAGCAACTAAAGTTTGAAAGAGAAATCAAAGAAAAAGCTTATCTGGCAATGGGAATCCGGGAAGAATATTTTGACGCAAAGTTTTCAAAATACAAAGCAACAACAGATTCACAGAAAAAAGCCCTTGCAGCCTGTAAAGATGTAGTTGATGGGAATACAAATAAACTTGTATTTCTTGGCACGAACGGAGTTGGAAAAACTATGCTTATGGCTTGTATTGTAAAACGTCTGGGCGGAAAAATGCTTAGTGCGTATGAGCTTTATGCACGCTATAGGGAATGCTTTGTAAATCCTAAAAAAACAGAAATAGCACTTTTGGAAGAACTGACAGAAACACCGGCGCTTGTTATTGACGAGTTCGGGCGTACAAAAGGTTCTGAAGCTGAAAATAACTTTTTATCGGAAGTTGTTAACAGACGCACAACAAGCGGAAAGTTTTTAGGCTTTACTTCTAACCTGGTAAAAAAATCTGAATGTATTTTTAACAACAATGACTACTGCTCAAAGTGTACAAGAAAGGATTGTTTAGAATCCTGGCTTTCAAGCGACATTTTAAGCCGCCTTATGGATGGTGCAGCTGTTATCACAATTAGTGCTGATGATTACAGGCAGACAAAAAGAAAATGAAACAAACGCCAAAAGGACAGACAGACTTTGACTTTTTTGCAGATTATCGGGAGAACGTTCTTATTTCTGATTTGTCAGAATACGAAAAAGACCGTAACCTGCCTTTTTACAAAGCTCAGAATAAATACTGGGAATCAGGAAATTTTGATTTTCTCTGGGAAGTTTACCCGGTAATAAGAGATGTTTGTATTTCTTTGGCAAAAAAACAGGCTGTGGGAATCCGTATTCCTGATTTGATTTTCAAAGCAGAAGATGCGGCATTGCGAGTTCTTGCAATTTATAAAAGAAACAAGACTTTTTATATAAAGAAACTTGAAGACGTTTGTTACTGGAAAGTCAAGGAAGTTTTATTTAATCAAAACTTGCAGATTGACGAGCGCACAGCAGATATATCTGACTTTTACAATCTTTCTTACGAATACGAAACGGAAGAAGAAAAGTCAGAAAGACTGAAAGAGGAAGAAGTTGAAAGATTGAAAAAAATTAATTCAGAAAAAAAAGAAGATCCAAACGGACAGCTTTTTTTGGAGTTTTAGAAATGGAAGTTGCAAGCAGAGGTTATAAAAGACAAGATCCTAAAAAAATGGCGTGGCTTAATTTGTGGATATGTATTACCACAAACGACATCCAGGAGTTTTACAACGCACTAAACGGCGGAAAGCCTAAAAAGATTAGGGAATCAGAAAATCATCATACTTGGGATGAAGTTAACAAAAATAAAACTATGAACAAAAGGAAAGAATAATGGCAAATATAGAATTTACAAAAGATACAAGAGGCTATAAGACAACGGCGGAAGTTGCAAAACTTGCGAACTGTTCTGCTTTTATAGTTCTGGCAGTAACAAGAGAACAGCACTTCCCTACTACTTGGGGAAGGGTAAATCATACGCAAACAAAGATATGGACTAAAGAACAGGTAAAAAAGATTTTAGAAGCTGTAAAAGAACGGCTTATAAAAAATAAAAAATGGTTTGACTGTGCAAAGAATCGTGATATTCCAAAGCCAGTAAAAAAGGCGGCGTCTGTTAAATTAGACCTTGAAAAGCTGAAAAGCGAGCATCCGCTTGTAACTGATGAACGTTGTTTTCATCTATCCTGGTTCCCTGATACAGAGCCGAAAAACTTTGAAGAAATTGAAAAGGAGGACTGAAATGACAGGATTTGAAATGACTAAAGAAGAACTTGAAATTGAAGCAGAAGAAAAATATAGAGAAGTAGATAGAGAGTTTATAGCCTGCCAAGATGAAGGTGAAGTATTTAACATAGGTTATGTTTTAGGTGCAGAGCCAAGAGAAAAGCGTATTGCAGAACTTGAAGATAAACTAGCCAATGCAGACTACCAACTTGAAGGCAGAGATATAAAGATTAAGGAACTTGAGGCACAGATTGAGAAAATGAAGTGTTGTGGTAATTGCTATTATTTCAACATCAGTAAAGACATTGGTATAGGAAACTTATTTTGTGACTTAAAAGATGTAAAAAATGAGTATTGTAAAAATAAAGACCATTGGAAGTTTTTAAGGAGATAAAAGAAAAATGACTAAAGACGAA